GTAGGATATATTTTGAATAGGCTATTTCTATATTATTGAACAGTTCGTGAGCATCGCTTAAAGACCCTACTCCACCTTCCCCTTGTTGTTGTTCAGCTTCCCAACGTACTTGTTTGCGAAGGCGATCAAACTCATCTGAATAAGTATGATCTTCAATTTGCGCACCATCACTTGCAGCACCATCATAGTAGAGTCCCCCCCGTGGCCCTTCAATAAGACGAGTCCCTTTTGGAGCCTCATCAGCATCATTGATTTCAATGCGAGTTTCTGGCAGTGGCCCCATCGTAGCTGTATCCCATTGTAAAGCCCCAGCTACAGTAACAGGTTTACCTACTGTTTCTTCAGCTGGGGTACGTTCTTCCGATTCTGTAGACTCCCCTTCGTCCGGAGGTTTTTCTTTTTTAGGTTCCTCTTCTTCAGCTGCTTTTAATATATATGCAATAACCCGTTGTTTAGATACATCCATAAACTTCTGAAGCCACATATCTTTAGCAAGAACAAGATTTGTATCCATAGAAGATTGATGGACAGAATCCGTTGGTGTTCCAACACGAGTATGCTTTTCAAAATTGGGGTCTTTCTTTTTTCTCCAATCAATACGTTTCGCGCCTAATTTACCTTGGAAAGTACTAGGATAAGCTGGATGATTGGTGCTACGTTGTTGATCAAATTTAACAAAGGCTGTCAATTTATCCATCGAGGTTTCATCTTTTTGAGGCACATGAGCGTTATTTCGCTTCCAGCCTGCTGGTTTCTCTGCCCCACGTTTTAATGCATCTTCTTGTGGATTACCAAAATCCTGTACCCCATATTTTTGAAGTACTTCTTTTACTTCTTTACCTCCTCTAGTTGCTCTACGCAATTTCCGATTCATTTCGTCTGCTGTAAGGGGGGAAAGATTATCCATAGGTCTACTTCCCGGTGATGCTTGATCCGATGATTTTTTAGTATACCCAGATGAATGTGCGGCTTTAGCTACCTCTTGAGCCTTCTTTTTAGAATCGAATGGCCCTTGAGTTCCCCAATACCATTTACCTTTTGCTTGACGAATAGGCATTAATCATCATCCTCATCATTCATATTTACTACGGAAGGTGTAGTATCAAGAGTAGTTTTAGGACGTTGCGGAATAGAATTTACAAAGGTTGCTTTCTCAACATTTAAAACACCAGCTGGCCCCAGATCAGCAACAAAGTCTATACCATTTTGTAAGAACCAAAGTTTAGACCCATCTGTACTTATCTCTTTAATTACAGGACTTGTAAAACCTTTCTGCATTAAATCTCCCATCCATGTTTTATTGATGGGATGACCTCCTCCAATATCTTTAATACCCCAGTTTCTATTTTCTGCTTTATGCGCTCGTGCATCTGCATATTCATCAATGTCTCGTTCTTCGTTCGGGGCTTTGTCCTGCCAATCAGGAGTTCTTCCACCAGTGCGCCCATTAAATTTCCCTTCAGCTTTAAGCATTGCTTGTATAGCTGCACCTTCACCACCACCTTCAGGAGCAGCGGGTAGTGCTTCACCACCACCCCCGGCGCCTTCCATTTGCTGTTGCTGCATTTCCTGCTGCTGCTGTTGCATTTGATATTGCTGTTCCTGTTGAGCCAGTTGCATAGCCTGTTGCTCTGCTTGCATCTGAGCATTTGGAACCATCTCACCATGTATAACAAACTCAGCATCTTGCATAGCCACCCCCTCTTCTTTAAGAGTGAACATAAAACCAAGAGCCGCCATTGTCTGCATAACTTGCGCTCGTTGCTGTAAGAAACTGATCTTTGTTGCTTCGGCTTTCTCTTCTGGATTTGGCATCTTCAAATCCCAATCCTGAATACCGAAAGCCTCTAAAATATATGGAATAATTTTCTGTTGTATAAGACGTTGATCAGACTCTACTACTCGACTCATAACTACAAGTTGCTGTGTCTGTGTAGACAATCCACCAAACGCTTCTGGTGCGCCTTGCCATGCAGGAGTTACCCCCCACATAGCCGCAATTCGTTCTCGTATCTCTTCCCTAACTGGAAGATAGTCCATTTCTTGTAGTGTATGGAACAATCGTACCAAATCAACTCTACCCCTTTGACTACGGGCTGATACTGCAACCATGGGAATAAAGTTAGGATCAATTTTAGTTTGTGCGGCAATATGCTCACGTTCGCGTCGAAGACTTTCTGGATCATCTGTAGTGACCATAACCATTGATGCAGGCATTTTTCGCTCAAAGAAATATCTATAAAGGTTTTTATCCATCCCTATGAGAGTTAATCCTTTTTCAAAAACCGTAAGTATTGGACTCCAACCATAAGTTTCCGAAGGGGAAAACTTAGAAACGTGAATAACTTCATGTTCCAACAAGTAGACATGCTGGTTCCTATGGTAATATTTGTACATAACGGGTTGCAGTTCTCGTTCGCAATCGGAGGTTTCGCAGGCGCCCGGTGCTTCATTGACTTCTTCTCTATGGAGTGGGCATATAAAATGCGAGTTCTTAGGTAAGCCAGCCTGATCAAGGTCAAATTCGACCAAGGCTGGATTAAGTCGTCGGATTTCTTTAACTTTAGAGCGCAATGTTTTACCATCACTATAATACTCCTTAGCTAAATATAGGAAAGCATCGTCAATTGAATTTAAATCAAAATGGAATTGTCTTAATACTTCCTCCAAACTCTGGGAGAAAGAATTACAATTCTTCATAAACTTTTCTAATACTTCTTTTTCTTCAGTGTCTGGGTTCTCGGTTTTGGCTTCCCATACTAACCCTCTCCTAAATACTTCAGATGTAATATGATTTAATGGGGAACGTATCTCTTGTACTGACATTACAATAGTTTGTAAGTCTTGTACTAGCTGTTGCCTATACGCCATTTGATGACGTACCCATGTATTAACTACATGATCTAGTCCAATCGTAGGCGCAGAGGCTGTCTCTGGCCCACCACTTGCTTTCATTAATTGCAACATATCAATTTGATTATTTAAACTAGTCATCTGTTGTGCTAATACCGGCACATCTGGTAAATATTCTGATAATTTCATATATTAATCCCTACCTAAATTAGTCATGTCTTGCAACGATACTAACTTGATAATTGAATCCATCGCTTTTTCCTTTAAAAATTGTCCCGAAACTATAGATTTCTCTTGTAATACATATTCTTCTGTATGAGTATTGTCTCGTACTACTTGAGATGTAGTTTCCTGTAGTACCAACAATTCTTCATGGAGTCGTTGAATTTCTTGATCCCTTTCTAAAATAGTTGCTTCATATTCTGCTTCTCCTGATCCAAAAGTTGCATTAGCTAAGACTCCCAATCTTGCAGCTTCTTTCATTAAGGAGATAAATTCACCTTCTGTTAAAATTTTTACCGCGTCATTCTCATCTGGGATATCATCGTCTGGGTCTAATTTTCGTAATGCATCATGCCACGTATCTAATATTCTCCACGTATTTGTTGTCTCATCTCGTACCGCTGAATACTGAACTTCCCTATCTCTTAACATATTTCCAATAACCATTTATATCTCCTACGCTAATGCTTTTTCTAACTTACTGGGGTTAAATCCAACAATTGGTGTATTGCCTACCATAACTACAGGCGTTACTCTAAAACCCATCCTAAGCAAATCTTCTGCATATTCTGGATTCTCTGATATATTATACTCAGTAAACTCATAACCTCCCTTATTCAACCAAGCCTTGGTTGCCATACACGGCCCTCAACCAATTGATGTAAAGACAGATATTTTAGTTGCCATACTCATTTTCCTCCATTCCTTCACATTGAGTACATCCACAATAGTCTTCAGTGCATTCACACGATCCTGCTTCAAGGCAAAAACATTCTTCTTCATCTGAACCTTTTGCTACTTCATTGCAATCACATTCTTCATTTCCGTACATTATAAAATCACCTATTCTTTTATTTAATCTGGGATAATTAACTCGTCAAGAGTCGCAATAGCCGTTTTGGTAAACTGTCGAAGTTCTTTAATGATAGCTTTCTTTTCTGCCATTGTAATCTTCTTATCTTTTATTGCATTTCCCAAAACTTGAACAACATCAAGTGCTTCTTTGATCATAGCTTTTCCTTGTGCCGTTTGTCCCATGTTCAACTGCATCATGG